GATGGACTCTTCAACTAAGAACGTGAAGAACCCTCTAGACCTCAAGGTACCTGCTAGATGGCGGGACCTCGGCAAACATAACCAATTTTGCCCCCTTCCTGTCAATTGTGACGGAAAAGGTCTCTATGGCGTATGCGCTGATAGTGTGGATCTGGTAACGGGTCTGCTCTATACAACCGGTTGGCTTAATCCGGATGGTCCAAAATTAAGACTTTCTCCCGCCGTTCTTTCTTTTCTCGGAAAGAACAGTTCTAAGGTAGGAGAATGTGCAGATCGTGCAGTTGTGGCTTACAGGGCAATTGTACAAGTTCTTGATAACTTCGTTCCCGAAGTTAAGAAAAGTCAAGTTCTACGTTTGAGGAAAAGTCGGTCCGATCTTTGGATCAGATTTCTTCAACTATCTCTCGAGGACAAACTTGAGAAGGAACTTAAGAGTGACTTGTGTAAGCTTATGAGCTATGGGACTAAGAAATCAACAGATAGATCATTGTCTGTTTTTTCTGGTTTTATACGTAAGTTGGTGCTTACTCGTGCTGTTAGGATGAATTGTGAGGGCGAAAGCGGTCGAAAGGCTGCTTCCTTCATCAGGAGTCTTTATGAATCTAAGCGATGCTGGAACGAGATGTCCGGCGAACTTAGGCTTCAAAGCATGAATAAACACAAGGATCTTTTGAGTACACCTTACGCGTGTTCGGAGGAGGCAAGGATGTGGATCTCGTCTGCGGTGGATCTTATTATTCCGCCAGGTACACGCTATAGACCGGAAGGTCTATGCGTTCCTACTTGGAGTGCGAGTTTTGAGACGAGCTGTAAGGATGGGGGAAACCATTCGAGTCTTCTCGGGGATGGTCGGGGAAAGTCTTTTGAGTTAAACGATAGGATGGGGCAACGTGAGTTCTCGGATAAGTTCGAGTACGATTTGCTCTGTGGTGCTGAAGAGGAGGAGAATGATGTAAAATATCAGGCGATTCCTGAACCTGGAAAATTCCGGGTGATTACTGTTGGACGTGAGAAGCTCTATAGTTCTTTTAGAGTTTTTCAGCGTTTCCTCATTAATTGCTGGAAGAAGACGGGTTTTAGCACTATGGATCAAAATGTACTTGGGCTTATCTGCGGGCTGCGTGAAATGGAGGGGGATTACTATTATTCTGGTGACTATTCAGATGCGACAGACGGATTGTCTTTAGAGGCAAGCGTCTATTGCGTCACTCGAGTTCTTGAGAATCTGGGAATAGTGAAGACGTTCTTAGGGAAACAAATAATTAGAAGTTTCTCTGGGGCGCTCATTCACTATCCTGATGGATCCAAGATACGACAGGTTAGAGGCCAATTAATGGGACATCCTCTCTCATTTCCGCTCCTTTGTATCATTAATTTGAGTACTTATCTGAGAGCGAAGAATATCAACACTAGACCTACTCGCCCAAAGGACAAAGCTACCTTGAAGAAGGAGCTCCGGAAGGTGATTATCAATGGTGACGATATTCTTTTTAAAGACTTTAAGGATGGAGATGCGGGTTTTCAGTGGAGATTTGCTGCTGAAGAAGTGGGACTAAAGGTCAATGAGGCAAAGACTTATGAGAGTTCACGATGGGCTCTTATAAATTCGATACTTGTTGATATGACAGTTGGAAGGGAGATACATTACTTGCCCTTGAGTGTATGTATTGGCCATAATGTGAAGAGAGGAGAGATAAATCAAACAATCGGTCAAGCCGCCCAGTTGTGGGAGCTTGCCTGCGCGTTTAAGTATGATCGAGGACGTCGGATGTGTCAGCGTTTGCTTTTGAAGCAGCTTGGCCGTCTAGCGCCTAAGGTCGGTACTTTTGTTCCGAATTATTTCCTCCATAAGGATCTGGGTGGGCTAGGTCTTAGAGTTGTTGAGGGATGGAAGTTCGGTGTGAGTTACGAGCAACGAAAGGTCGCGACATACTTCCTTAGGAATCGTTTAGAGTTCTCTATAAAGGAGAAATTCTACAAGATGCCTGAGGCGGTTAGTCTCGCTCTTAAGAAGCTTCGTATGCTTACACCTCCTTCTGTCCCCTACATTCTAGGGTCGAGACCTATCTATGGTCCTTTACGAGAAAATGAGGATGTTCAGATCTATCTCGAATCAATTCTACCAATTGTTCTGAGGTCTACTTGTTGGGAAGTGGGTGCTGGGGAGAGTATGGATTATCTCTGCTTGAACCAGTATCGAAAGGCTTTGAGAATGAAAGAGGAACCTCTTTCAACTTCAAAGGCACTTTCATACTTTCCAGCCCGTCTAATAGCAAGAACTTGTACGGTTGACGCCACCACGCCTTTTCCGACGAAGAAAAAAGTTCGTTCTTCGAAGGGAAAGGAATCGGTCTAGGTCGTTCTAAGTGGTCCGTAATGACGTTAAACTACGATGGGGTTCTATATCTAACTGTCCAAAATGGTGAACTTCTGTTGTTCTTCAGTTCTGCGTCCGCAATCCAGGGGTCGTGGGTTTTTATTTTTGATTTTAATTTTATATTAGAATTGATGTAAACTCTCATTAACCTTTCCTGGGCGGGGATTCACTTAATTGTGCGTCTAGCAAGCAACAGAGCGGTTCTTAATAGTTTCCATGCCAAGTTTATATCGTGAGATATAAATGGATGGCCAACAGACTGCACGGATGGGTTTAAAAGAGAAAGTTAATGAGCGATAAAGATGATGTTTTGAGTAGGATGAAAGGGGCTAGATTAGGTGTTACCTAGATGAAGGCTTTTAGTAAAAATATTCAATCTGGATTTATCGTGCTGGGGAAGAACAGTACCCAATTCAACGCGAGATCGATTATCTTTTAAATAATATAGGATGAACAGTCGCACTCTGAAGGGAGTGGTATCCCATACTAAACACTTATGTCTAAGAAGATTCAAGAAAAGGGTTTGAGTCCCTACTTCTCAAAACTTGCTACTCAAATGATCATGCCGTCCATGGCGGGGAATGGTCTAGTACCAAGTCCAAATTCAACACCTGCTCAAGTTTGTGTCAGAAAGATTAGGAAGACTTTCGTCGTCCGTTCTAGTAATCCCAACTTTGCTAATGGTTTCACCGTTGCGATGTTTCCGGACCTTTTTAGGCCTGGATTCGTCACAGCGTCGGTAACTACTTTAGTGCCTTCTTTACCGGGGGCATTAACAGTGAAGGGGTCGAACAAATGGATCAGCGGAGGTCCGACTATGAAGTCTGGACACCTGAGCGCGGCGGGCGGGACGGAGATGGTAGTTGGAGGCATGCTTCCAATTGCTGACTCTGGATCAACGGTTCGCCTTGGCTTCTCACTTACTCCTCTTCCTCCAACGGCTTATAATATCATTCTGACGAATAAATCGGACATACCAGTAACTGTACACACAATGTACAAGATTAACGGTGGTGCCTGGGCTATTCTTCATACCGATACTTTAAGTCAGGGAAGTGGGACGAGTCTGAGACAAGGTAGCCTTCCTGCGAATACGGATGCGGTCGCTTACGTTCCTACCACGGATGTGCCTCATGGCGGGCATTTGGAGTCATCTTTCACTCTCCAGAGTGGACAGTTTACTTCGAGTGCTAACCAAACTTTAACATCTGCTTTTGAGACGTTTGTTATAGATAATGATATCAAAACAGGTCGAGTGATTTCTATGAGCCTTCTTGTGCGAAATACTTCTCCCGAAATTGCTAACGGAGGAAACATTTGCGCGGGTCGTGTTCCTAATGATTTTCACCCGATTGACGAGATTTTCCAGAGTATGTCTGTACTCCCAGAGAATCGTCGTTATCAGGGTCCTGCTTCGACTGGGGCGTATGTATCATGGATGCCTTCTCAATTCGATGAATTCGAGGTCGACAATATTGACCAGAAGAGAGCTTCTTACCGTCAATCTGAGTATATTATTTCTCAGGTCGATGGCTGGGCTCCTCCGGTTGGTACTGTCGCATCTGCGACCATCGAATGCGATTGGATTGTTGAGTTTTTCACACCCAATCAGATCTTTGAGAAAGTCCTGACACCTCCACGAACAGAAGATTTTGAACTCCTGCTTCATGTGTTATTATCTATGCCGGCGTCAACTTGCAACCCGGAGCATACAAAGTTGTTAAAGGATCTTTTGAGGAAGGGCGGTGAGTCATTGAGAAGTGGGCTCCAATTTGTTGATAGGAACAAGACAACGATTAATCAAGTCCTGTCCTTATTGATGAAACTGGCTGTCTGAATCTTCGTGAACGATCAGTTCAATGACTAGCGCATATTCAAGGAGATCAACCTTGAGGGACATCAGGAGATGTCTAGGGCATACTCTACAAGCGAGATGAAGGTTGGGGAAACCCAATCAGGCATTAGTGATCTAGAGTGGAAGAAGGGACGAGAGACATGAGAGGAAAACTCCTTATTTTTATTTGTTTATTTTTTATGAAGTCTTCGACGGATGTCTTTGAATAAATGAATCTAGGGTCCTTTTATGTGATAGATGTAGATGGAGCAGTCATCACTGTACCGAAAAGAATTCAAGCGTACATGGGGGATTCATACGTTTAAGTATGCATGCCGCTCTCTATAAATCCTATTCAGTTAGGTTTGAGTTACTTGTCTTTCTTTAGATCAAATAACACTGTGAAGTCTACAAATATCCGTTCTTTCTTTAACGTTTGTCAGAACAACAAACGTCCCCTTGAATAAATGAATCTAGG